AATCTATAATGTCAATCTTTACAGAAGCGGCTCAGGAATCAACAACAGTACTTCAACAAAAAAGATTAATTTCTCTTTTCTCCACATCTCAATTTCTTACTGATTTTATCTATTGCCGGTTACCTCTGTTGAAAGTCTGAAATACAAAAGAGTACGGTTAATCAAAGCATCGTTAAGAGCCTCAAATCCGTAAGTTTCATCAAATGTCAATAGCGCATCAACGTCAATAGAGAATGATTTTAGGGTAGGAATGATTTCTTTCCATCCTCCGCTATCTTTAGTAGTAACGTCTGCCATTTCGCTCTGAAGAGAAAGGCTATGAGAAGTCGCTGCACCTAATTTAGTACCCCCAGTTGCTTGTGCCGCAACAGTAGTTCCCAAATAAAATGCTACGCTTGTTCCGTTTAGTTTTGTACTTGCCATGATTTATTTTATTTATACAAAGTTAATTCTGTATCTATAATTTTTAGTTGCTAAAAAACAATACTTACCTAATTACTATAAACTGAAATTGCATATTACGTTGGAATATTTCAGCCGTATCATTAAAGCTATCAACCTCCCTGACAAAGACTATTGTATTAATTGTAACCCCCTGCGAACTAATACTAATACGATCTAGTGCTGTTCTTACAGCCGCTGAAAGTGTATTAATTTGTTCGTAATTTTTACCCCATAATATAATATCAAAACTAACCTTATCAAAACCACTTACCGCGTCCTTTTGGTTCGTTGGTTCGTGGCTTATTTTATGGTAACTAATAGCCGGAAAGTCTTTAATCTGAGGTATCCTTGCAGGGTAAATACGAGTAGATACTATATTCGTAACGCCTGAAGCATTGGATAATAAATAATAAATTGATTTTCCTATCATTTCATTTCTCTTTTAAGTACACTTCTACAATGTTTTACTACACCTTCTAATATCTTTGTTAATACCTCTGTCTTTTTTGAAGCTAAAGCAGGGCGCATAAACGGACGCGGAGATGTGCCGGGGTGACTCACATTACCAATCATGTGAGGGGCGGTTCCAAACTCTAGTAAATTAGCGTGCCAACCTCCTTGCCCCTTATTCCTACGAGCATAAACGCGAACTGTTGGAATGCCTCCACGTACTGTTTTTATAGCTAAACTATCCTTTAGTTTTCCCGTGTCCTGCTTAACGAGATTTTTAGCTTCATTCAATACCTCTTTTGCTCCATCTCTTAATGACTTTTCAGCAACCTTTTGAGATATATCGTCCGGCAGTCTATTGAGAATAGCCCTTAACTGTTCGATACCATGTATTTTTATCTCTCCACTCATGTCATATTTCTATCTAGTTGAACTATTAGGTCTAGATATTCCTGTCTATTACCCTCGTTAATTGAAATAATGTCATAATACTGAGAATTATATACGAGCCTCATAGTAGGAATAACGCCAGATTGATACCTGATACGAACTTTAAATAATGTCTGCTCTGTTTTTCTATCGCCCTCCACTTGTTCGGTATATGGCATAGGGAAAACGTCAGCCCATACGGTGTAAGTAGTCGCCCATGTACTAATAGCCTGACCATACGCATCCTGTGAATCAGTTGCGGTTTGGAGTGATACACGACGATCTAATTTGCCAGCGCGCATTTATAATGATATTATATAATTATATTCTTTAGTGCTTATTTTTCCAGTAACATCATCTATCCGATATTTCTCTCCGTCTAGTTGTGAATACTTCCAAATGTTTTCATCACTCTTTACGTCTATCACCTCTTCGTCATCTATTGGAATAGGACATAAACCCATCTTCTGTTCTATAATGTGTTCGCTGTTTACATCCATACCCCTTTCCCTGTCATCCATCCAAAGAGGCATACACTTTCTTAACACCTCTTTAGCCATACAACGCCCTGCCCCGAAAACATTTCCGTACTTTTTCAACTTAGCCTCCTTTGTTTGTGAGTCAATCATTATTAAATTTCTATGACCGAAAAACTTGTATTTTTCCATATACTTAATATTGGCTTCCATGCCTTTATTACTTATAAGATTATCACTACCCATTTGCATGACGTAATCAAAGTCTTTAGTTGCCAACTCCTCAACAGCTTTATTCATTTTCCTTCCGTGTGGCGCGTTGTCTGTTTCATAAATATACTCAGCATCGTAAATTTTTGCCAGCATCTTGTTTTCATTATCACTTACAACCGCCATTACTTCAATATTAAAGTTTTTTCTAAGCCTCTCAATCCCGTACCAATAGACCTGACTAATATGCGGTCTGCCGTAAAACGCGGTGAGAATTATGGTTTTCAAAAGGTTCTATTTATAGTCATCATATTAAAAAGAGATTCAACAGCTTTAGGGATTTGAAGTTCGGCTACGGTACCTTGTCCAATTACAAGCCCCTCCCTATTCTCGTAGAAATGAGATATGAGTAGTTTAATGCCGGCTCTTATTGTTTCTGGTATATTTGTACTTGCTGCCCCATAACCACAAACAAACCTGACATTAATAGCATTAGGACGGTTGTATAAAGACTGATAGCCGTTTCCTGTTGCGCTCTGAATAACCCTAGCTGGTTCACTTATAGTATCCACTACGTAATTAGAACTAGCCCATGTTTGCTCGACGTTTGAAGTGTCGTAATATTTAATATGAGTAATGGATTGAAGTGGTGAAAAAGGTATTTCTATTGTATCACCTTCAGGCCATTCATCCATATACAAATCCCATGTCTGGGTAATTAAAGCCCGTCCTAACCGCTTTTCCGCGTACTCTGTGGCTACGTTTATAAGGGTTGTTATTAACGTGTCATCTGTGGTGAAGTCAACCCTTAGATGTGCTTTAGCCTCCGTAAGCGTAACAGGTATGGAAGCCGGCGCGGTAGCTATTTTGGTTCTTTGGTACATTTGCTTGATCGTGTATGTATTACTATTGGCGGTCTTTTTGGTCGTGGCTTAAAAACATATTGCTCTGCTAACTGAAAATTAATAAGCATTAACGCGGTATCAGTATCAACAGTCACCACATCTCCAGTCTTTCCTGTTGCAGCACCCTCCAAATTCATTAATAGTTTTATTCTCATTTATAGCTTTACGACTTTTTGTATGTTATTTATTAAATAAGAATATACCTGTTTAGTAAAAATGTCGTTTTTGTGGTTTTGATTTTCTGATACTGCATTCCATTCAAGATTAATAACTCGGTTATCTGTCCTTATTTTATTTTTGTGGTTTACATCACTCTTATTCCTTGGGTTTTCAATGAATGCCATAGCCACCAACCTATGAACTATATGTTTTTTTTGAATATTATTTTTTCGTAGTCCTACACACATATATCCAGTATAGCCTCCAGATTTCACGGTTCTAGTCTTTAATATTCTACTATCTAATTTATTATATCGCCCACGTTTTTTTAATGAGTTGTAAAGAGATTTTATACGACCCAAATCACTTACAAGGTAAATACCCTCATAGCCTTTTATATCCTTCCATATTTCTTTTTTTGTTTCCATATAAACTAAAACGGGGAAGAGAAGTGAATCCCTTCCCCGTTTAGGGTTTTCGTTAGATTAACTATTATGTGTTAACCATTGTCAGACGCTTAACAGTATCGTCACTAGAAACATAACGTCCGTCATGTCTGCTATATCCGATGAATCCTTCCTGTAAATACTCAGCATAACGCTCTTTCAGGTTAAGAACTGAGAAGTCCTGTACGTCACGGATAACATAATAAGAGAAGTCACCGAAGAGCATTACTTTCGCATCTGCTACAAGTGAACTTGCCATATCGTTATTGATAACATACTGATAACCCAAAATAGTAGAAGGCATTCCATAGTTCATAATGCCGGGTTGCCAAATTGGTGTGTTTGCCGCATCTGAAATTACCAGTTGCTTTACTTTCTTCAGGATGGAGTCATGCATCATGAATTTTGCATTAGGACGGTAAGCCGCATCTAGGCTATGCTCAAGATCAACGATTTCAGAAGAAGTGATAGCACCTTCTGCCGCCGAAGTTACACCTGCTCCAGAACCAGTTACAACACCTTCCGGTGCAGTTGTTCCATTTCCAGTTGTAAAGCCTGCGTTTGTTCCGCGTGCGATACGTTCAGCAAGAGCATCAATCACAATGCTCTTTACATCAATCGCGCTATCGTTCAAAAGTTGATAAGATGCGCGAATTACTGAAGTAACATACATCCATGACTTTAAAGTGGTAGAACCAAATACAAGGTCAGGAGTAGTAAGAGCCGCGTTGCTCTCTGCAAGGATAGCCGCTGTGTTAGCAGTATCATTCATATTAGGCCAAGGAATGTCGTTTCCGCTAGCTGTTCTTAAAATACGTGCGCCTGATTCACGAACACCGCCGAACTTCAAAAGTGATTTAGCAAGTTCAGCCATGAAACCTTCAGGAACCAAAAAGCCTCCCTCAGTAGTTGTACCTACGTTTTGGTAAGCGCGTTGCTTAACCTCTTGCATGATTTTACGCTCATTCTCAGGAAGTCCGATAAGACCCTTTTTCAGATAGTTTAGAAACGCTTTTTCGTAAGCCTTTCCTTTATCTTCTTCTGTATGCAGGGATGTTCCGTTATCTTTAGCACTTTGCAAAAGACGCTCCTTTTCAGAGCCGGTAAGTTCCGCAAGTTTTTCAATTCTGCGAATGTCGGCAGAAATAGCTTCCTGTTCGGAATCTAGTTTAGACCATTTCGCATCTTCCTCTTTAGTGAGGGATCGGTTATCTTCGCGCTTAGCTTGGTCAACGATGGCTTGCATCTCTGTAACCAGCTTACCGCGTTTCTCAAATAGTGCTTTTGTTTCGGTAGTCATTTTCTTTTTATAATTATTATTTAATACAAAATTAATTTATACCTTTGTTTAAATAGTTGCTAAAAAACAATACTTTAATGGAGATAGATACAAAAAAACTAATGAAGCTACGGATAGCGAAGGGCTTATCTCAATACGAACTATCGAGAGAAACCGGACTATCGAAGGCGGGAATTAACAGAGTTGAATCAGGTAAATACAAAAACCCATCTTTTAAAACGATGGTTATCTGGACTCAGTATTTAGGTGTGAGTATCTTATCTATCCTCAAGCAATAGAAAGAGAATGTAGATACTTTTCGTAAAGGTCTGAAAGTTTCTTATCTACCTTTATAGGACTTAAAGAAAGTTCTTTAATACCTTCCATTGATTTCAATAAATCTATAATAGAAAGTTTATAAAGTTCTTCATTGTTAAACTTCAATTCCATTTGTTTTATTTGGAATACAATATCTTCAATTGTAGGCTCTTTATAATCACTACGCTTTGTTGCGGATGGGTTAGATGGGATATTTACTATACTCCATTCTACTAATTCTTGACCTCCAAAATAATAAGTTTCGTTTTCGGCACCACGCGCCTGATCTCCCTCGCCATATTTTCCCTCACCTATTTCAGAGAAACCAACGGATGCAGCGCGAAGTGTACCGAATTTAACCTTTTGGAAAATCTTTTCAGCTACAGGATTAATGTCGGCGGGTTCAAATGTAACACGACCTATTAACTTATTACCCTCTTTATATACCTCTGACTTTCCGATAATATCGTCCGGGCTTCCTACGGTAAACATACCACCACCATAAACATTATGATTATACCCAACAATAGGATTTCTCATATAGTTATCTAGCTTCCATCCGTCGGTATTTACAACGGTGCGGTGTCTATCTCTAGTAGTATCAGATATAATAAATTCAGCGGTGCGATCTTCGTCCTTAATTGAACGGATAAAAGCGGAAGTGTTTCTTAGTTGCATGACAGTATTTTAAACAAAGATAATAATTATTTTAATACAAAAAACACAATACAACTCTTTAAGGCTGGTTTGTATTTCCCGTGCCTTGAATGAGATGTTATCTCAAACTAT